GTCAGAATGAATTGCGCCCAGAAGGCACGCGATTTCGCGGCCATTTTCGTCTGAGTTATGCCATTCGCTTTGAATGAGCCGCCCTTCGGCCGCGAAGCGCAGGATGCGGTCCGCAGCATCGTCTCGCGTTAGGTCGTGAATGTCGGTCATCTTGCGTCCCCTGGCGCCCCACGGGATGCGAGGCGTGGATTTGCATTACCCTAGGTAATAGATAAGCGCAAGGGGAAAATACGTAGAGTGATTTTTGTCATTACCGGGCGACAGGCGGATGGAGGAGATGGGGGGCGAGATCGGGCCGGAACATGGCTACAATACGAGTGATTGCCCCATACTGAGGGCGCCGCGACGCGACCGACACCGATCACGGCCGCGGTAAGCGCAGCCGCCCCGCGTCGCCTAGGACGTGAGTCGCTATGAGGGCGATGGGTCGATCCCCAGGGGAGCGGGGATGATCCGAGGGTGGGCAGCCGACGGCAGCGGCCCGTTGGTATTAGCGACGGCGATCGCTATTATTCTTGTGAGGGAAAGTTACTTTGCGTATAGATAACCATTCCAGCCAATGGCCTTATTGGCGCGCGTAATCGCAATTGTTAATCAAAGCGGTGCAGGGCTATGGCTAAAAATAAAGTTCAGGAAATTGACGAATGTGATTCAATCGACCTCGATTGGGCTGTTTTTCTTATTTTGAACTCTTCCGACATTCGAAACCATATCAATCATTTCAAACGCGTTCTTTTTTGCCCGCTCCGGCAGACTCCGGTAGCTCAAAACAAGCCGGATTTCCTCGGGATCGGTCAGCTTGATGCTATCTCTGACGATTGATCCGCCGCGCATGATATAGTCCATACTCACGCCCGTCACCTCCGCGAGGCGCCTGAGCTTGGCGGTTCCAGGAGACTTGCTACGGCTTTCCCAAGCGGACACGAGGCCCTGAGAGACGTCCAAAAGCTCAGCAAATTGCGCCTGGGTCAGGCCTGTCTGGGATCGGATTTGCGCAATCCGATGGCCGATTTCCGGGTCTAATGGCGATTTTTTCATAGGGTCAGCCTAGCCTGGGTGGGGATTTCCGGGGGTAATAAAAATTCTGGACGCCTCACATTACCTGTGGTAATTGCGGCGCTATGAGCGATGCAATGGAGCGTATTCGGCAGACACCGGGGCTGCGGGCCAAAATAGCCCGGGAACTGGGCATTACATTTCCCGCAGTTCTGAAATGGCGGCGCGTGCCAGCCGAGCGGCTGCCGGAAGTGGAGCGGGCCACTGGAATACCGCGGCACGAGCTGAGGCCGGATATTTGTCCCGCTCCGATGCGGGAGCCCACACCATGACGCCCTGGCCCGCGCGAGACGAAGAATTGACGCGCTTGTGGGGCGAGGGCGGCTCGACCCGGGCGATCGCCGAGACCATGGGCCTCTCGAAAAATGCCGTCTGCGGTCGGGCGCATCGGCTGGGACTGCCGTCGCGGGGCAGCCCGATTATACGGCGTGATGCACCTCGACCGTCGCAAGCGATCTCGGCCGCCGCGCTTGCGGCGATTCATCCCCGGGCTGCTGCGATCATTGATGGCATCGCAGCCGGCCTGACCAACGGCGAAATTGGGCAGCAGATCGGGCTGAAACATTCCCGGTTTTCGGTGGTGCTCCGCATGTTGCGCGATCGGGGTTTCGTGTCGCCGGAAATCCGGCGTCCGAAATGGCGTCCTGTCACGATGCAGGCGCCGCTGGAGCACCCGGTTCCCGCGCCCAAACAGCCCACGAGCAAGCGGATGGCCGCCCCCGCGTATCAACCGCCGCCGGTCGGTTCGGCGGGGAAATGCCAGTGGCCGCTCTGGGAACCGACGGAGGCGATCTCTCATCGGTATTGCGACGCACCAACGCTCGCGGGGCATTCTTGGTGCGAACAGCATTGCGCCCGGGCGTTTCTGCCTCGGAAGGCGGCGTGATGAAAAAGGTATTCGGCGCCGGGCTGCTCTTAGCGAGACGCCTGAAAGGCGGCGCTGATGGCGGGAGGCGCACGCGGCGCGTGGTCTCCCGTCGCTTTTTGAATGCGTGGTCAGTCGGATGCTCCGCTCCTGCTGAGGAGACATTTGCGCCATGACGGCAGGAATGTCGTGCCCGGTTAACGGCAGACAATTGGTTCGCGTTGGCGGAAACAATTTTCGCGAACGATTGTCGATGGTGTTGCGGGACATGCGCAGGCCCGCAAAGGAACTGGAGCGCGCCGTCGGGAAAACGCCGAAAGCCGCCGAGCGCTGGCTTAGCGGCGACAACACAATGTCCGCGGAAACGCTCGTGCAGCTCATGAGCGATTTCGATGACGTGTGGGAATTTGTTTGCCGAGAGGCCGGACGCGATCAAGCTACGGCGGCCGAGACGCTGGACCGTCTGGAGGCGCTCCTCAAGGAGCGGAGGCGGGGTGCGCCATGACCCATTACGTCGTGACCGAGCGGCATTGGCCGCGGATGCCGCATCTCAATCGGTCCGGCGCCTGGCCGCGGCTGACCGTATTGTGCTGGACGATCGACATCATGCCGGATGCAATTTTTTTCCGACTGCTCGGGGTGATTGATCATCTAAGGGGGAGAAAATGAAAGCCTTAAGCAATGCGGCACATGGCGGCACAATGAAGGATCAATTAGCCGCGCCACCAGCAGCAAGAGCCCGGCGCGCAAGCGACGCGGGGTTGCGGTGATGCCCATTAAAATAGTGGCTTGGTTCTCGTGCGGGGCGGCTAGCGCGGTTTCGACCAAAATGCTTTTGGCCAAAGCCGCCAAATCTCTGAAGCCGGTTGAGATCAAGGTCTGCCGCATCGTGATCCCCGAGGAGTCCGAGGACAACGACCGTTTCGCGGCGGACTGCGAGCGCTGGTTTAGCCATCCGGTTACGCTTCTGCGGAGCACTGAATACGACGGAGCAGAGGATGTGTGGACTAAGCGGCGTTTCATGTCCGGGCCTCGCGGCGCTCCCTGCACCAAGGCGCTCAAGCGCGATGTCCGCAAGGACTTTGAGGAGCGCTGGCAGCCCGACATGCAAGTGTTCGGCTATACGTGCGACAGGAGCGACCGGGACCGAGCCGACCAGTTTCGGATGGATCATCCCGAGATCGGCCTCGTCTGCAACTTGATCGACGCGGGTCTGACCAAGGATGACTGCTTCGGGATTGTGCATCGCGCGGGTATCGAATTACCGCTCCGTTACCGCCAAGGCTTCCGCAACAACAACTGCAGGGGCTGCGTCAAGGCGAGCAGTCTGTCTTACTGGCAGCGCACCAAGAAGCATGATCCCGAGACATTCGAGCGCCGCCGCGTGCTGGAGGCCGAACTAGGGGTCAAGCTGATCCGCATGGGCGACGGCGAGCGGAAGCGTCTGTCGCTGGATGAAATGCCAGAGGGTGAACCCGATGGGAACGAACCCGATCTGGATTGCTCGCTGATGTGCGTCATCGCTGAAAGCGCAATGGAATGATGCGCTCGTCACCCCGCGTCGTTTACACGGGCCGCGCGCAGCACGCTTGGGCCGCCGTCGTGTGCTCCTCCTGCGGCGCCGGGATCGGGCATCCGTGCGTCTGGAATAGGCATACGGGACCGGTTCCGCATGCCGTGCGGCGTAATCTCGCCGATGCAATCGGGCTTCGCGACATGCAGGAAGCGCCCCTGTTGGAGATGTCGATTTGCAATCGGTATTAGAAATTCTCGCAACGGGCTTAGGAATTGTCTTGGGCGTTGGCTTTCTTACGTGTGCAGCCATGTTGTTTTTAGTATTCTTAGACGATCGAAAGGATAAGCCATGAAACCAATTTCGCTTGGGATTATGTTTTTATCTACATCGCGCGACCCGATCGTATTTATGAGGTATTTTTGGCACGTCAGCTTTCCTGATTCGTCTTGGAATCAAAGGAGAGCACGTGCGTAAGCAACCGATGCCGACGGTCTCGGCGCAACAACAGGAGATGACATGAGCGATTCGGAAACACACACCGACACGGCCACCAGGAAGCCGCGCAGCGAAGGCCACATCGACCAAGCCACCCGCGTCGTCGTGCGCGATGGCACGACCTATGCGCTCGACGATTTGCCGCAGCATGTGGTGACCTACCTTGCTTTGGTGGGGCTCGACTACAAGGTGCGGATCGGCAAGCCCGACGTCTTCGGAAAATTGAAGGGCGGCGCGATCAAGGAAAAAAAGACGCCCGCGATCCACGAACTCGACCCGTGGCGCCTGGCGATTGCTCATTCGATCGTCGAGCAGACCAAACGCACGTCATCGCCGGTTCTGCTGGATGCAGCGAAGATCCAGGCGGCAGCAGTGACGCGTGCGAAGCTCGTCGAACTGAAGAAGCATCCTGCGGTCGTGAAGCAATGGCGGAAGTTGCAAGGCCTCACAGACGCGTCCGTGCTGGACGTGCTGGCAGCGCCCGTCGAGACCTCGGCCGCAGAAGAAGCGGCGGCGTGAGATAAGCAAGATAAAAAGGAATTGAACATGAGCGCTCGCCCAATCACTGACTTGCTACGCGAACATCGAAATGGTGTCACCCTCGAAGAACTCAGCGACGAATTGCAGGCTTTGGTTGCCGCCGTCACCGACGAGGGGAAGGCCGGGAAGCTGACTCTTACCATCAGCGTCAAGCCGATGGGCCGCGATTCTGGCGCACTGGAGGTGGCATGCGACATCAAGTCGGCGCCGCCGAAAAAAACGCCGGGCACCTCGGTGTTTTTTGCCTCGCCCGAAAACAATCTCGTCCGGCAGGATCCGCGCCAGCAGACGCTGGAACTGCGCGAGATCGGGCCGGCCACAGCACACAAGGGAGTCGCGTAAATGCAGGTGGACAATATCAAAGCCGTCATTGAGGCGGCACGACAGGGGGCGACGCCGCATCTGGTCGAGCGCAACGATGGCCGCGCCGTCTACTTCGTCGCCAATGGCGTGAACGGTGCGGGACAGTTCTACACAGTGAGCGCGGAGGAGGGATTGGGCGCGCCGCTGCGCAAGCGTGGAACTGTCACCGTGTTCGATGCGGCCAGCTTCAACCAGATTCTGGCCGACAATTCGGACGCTGGCGACATCGCCATTTATTTCGACCGCAACCCAGAGAAGCCGGCCGTCGTCGCAGTGCTCAATGGCAATGGACCGAAAGGCGCCGGCTGGGCCGACTTCCGCGCCCAGATCAGTTTCAGGCCGACGCCCCAGTGGCTGAAATGGAAGGAGATCGACGGCAAGCTGATGCCACAGCCGCAGTTCGCCGAGTTCATTGAGGACAACCTGGAGGATATTTCCGACCCGGCCGGGGGCGCCATGCTTGAGATCGTGACCTATCTGCAGGCCACGCGCACCGTCAACTTCAAGAGCGGCATTCGTCTGTCGTCGGGCACGATCCAGTTCCAGAACATTGAGGACGTAGACGCCAAGGTGGGCGCGGGATCAATCGCCGTGCCAGAGACATTCACGCTCGGCATTGCGCCGATCTTCGGCCTAGCCTCCTACGCAGTGCCCGCCCGGTTCCGCTACCGGATTCAGGACGGAAAACTGCAGATGGGCCTCAAGCTGCAGCGCGTCGAAACGATGATGGGGCAGATCATTGAGGATGTCATTGCGAAGATTGAGCGCGGCTCAAACATCTCGGTGATGGACGGCCTGCCGCCCGAGCCCTTGAAAGCAATCTGATGCCAATCCCCGACACAGCCCGCGACGACGTGTCGGGGAAAACCGCGGCTCAGCACATAGCCGATGTCATGACGCCGCAGACGCGACAACTGGCGGACGTGGAAATGCACCACGCCCGCTGGCCGGAAGGTCGAGTTGTGGGTGACGGCTGAGCGCGCGGCGGAGATTGAGGCGCAAATCGCAGCGGGGACCGTGCAAACGCGGCAACTTCGCGATCACGGATGGATTATGCACCAATGGCTGGAGGTCGGTGATTGAGCAACAGCGTCTATGTTGTAACAATTCCGGGCGTTATGCGCGGCAAACAGCGGCCACGAATGTCAGCGCGCGGCGGCTTTGCGCGCGCCTATACGCCGGCACAGACCGTAAATGCAGAGGCCTGGGTCAAGCAATGCTGCGTCGATCAAGTTGGCTCCCCCTGCCTGATCGGTCCCGTCGAAGTCCGCATTTCGATCAGTGTGGCCGTTCCGGCAAGTTGGTCGAAAAAACGCCGCAATGAAGCGCTTGATGGATATGCTCGGCCGGTCGGAAAACCCGATGTGGACAACTCAATTAAGTTGCTTTGTGACGCTCTTAACGGTGTGCTGTGGCGCGATGACGCTCAGATCGTATCTTTGAGCGTGCAAAAATCCTATGCGGAAAAGCCGCTTACAGTGCTGACGGCAGAATTGGTGTGACCAATTTTCCCGACATGCTGCCAGACTGGGTGCGAGCGGCGAATCCGCCAGCGCGGTCGGCGACACCGGATTCAAAGGTGATTTGGTTGCGCGAATTTGTTCGCGCCAATGCGACGTTTCTGGCGCTCATGGACCTGTATGGTCTGCCATCTCCGGAGCATGGGTATGGTTTAGATGTGAGGTTGTCCGGCGAGGCGATGACTGTGCTCATCTGCGCGCTGATGGCCGAGCGCATTGGCGAGACCCGCGAAATGGGCGGAATTGCCGGTCGGGCCGAATGGGCAGAAGCCCGTGTAAGGGCGCAGAATTTTGCGGAAAGCCTTCGACGTGCCGTTTGGCCTCTGGGCCGAGACCGCGCGCCCGGAGGCGAGATCCTAGCCCGCGCCCGATCTGTCAATGCCCGACACGGGCTCGAACTGTCTGATGCCGATCTGATCGAAATCACACGCAAGATAGCGGTCGCTGCGGCGACAGGGCGGAGGCCGCATGTCGCTTGACTACGTTGACCCGATTTGGGGTCCGGCCGGCCCACCCGAGCGCAAGCCGAGATTGTCAGTTGTCGGCGACGAGACGCAGCAAGAGGCTTTCGTTCTTCAACGCGCGCGCTTGCCCGATCCAAAATCGATTCCGCCGCGGCGATGGCTGTATGGGACGCACCTTTTGCGAGGTTTCGTAAGCGTTCTGGTGGCGCCTGGCGGGACCGGAAAGTCATCCTATGCCATGGCGGTCGGATTGTGCTTGGCGACCGGTCAGGACTTTCTTGGCGAGCACATTTTTCAGCGGGTGAATGTCGCTTGTCTCAATCTGGAGGACCCGATTGACGAGCTAGACCGACGCTTGGCCGCGCTAATGATCCGCCATCGGATTGACGAAACAGAGGTCGATGGCCGGTTTTTCATGCATTCTGGCGAGACCAGACGCGTTGTCATGGCCGCCTTGAGCGTCGATGGATATTCGGTTGTCCACCCGGACGAAGCGGCGCTCATGGCCGAGCTGAAGGCTCACGACGTAGGCATGATTATCGTGGACCCGTTCGCGGAGAGCCACAGCCTGGAGGAGAACAGCAACCCTCAGATGGTCAGCGCCGCAGCCGCTTGGCGCCGGGTGGCCAGGACTGCAGACTGCGCCGTGCTGCTTGTCCATCACGTTCGCAAGGGCGCCGTCATGGACATCGACAGCGCCCGTGGCGCTAAAGCCCTCACCGACAGCGCCAGGGTCGGCATGTTGATGTCTCCCATGTCTCCGGAAGACGCCGAGCAATTTGGGATCAAGGATCAGGACCGCGGCCGATACGTCAGGCTGGACGACGCGAAGGCTAATCTGGCCCCCAAAGCCACCAAGGCAAAGTGGTTTGAGCTGGACCGCGTAAATCTCGAAAACGCGACCCAGGACTATCCCAATGGCGATCATGTGGCGGCAATCGTGGCTTGGACACCCCCGAGCCTTTGGGCACAGCACAGCGTGGAGGACCTTAACGCGGCGCTTGACAAGATCGCCCAAGGACCCAAGCCTGACGTGTTCTATGCACCTTCCCGCCGGGGCCGCGCCAATGCTAGGTGGGTCGGGCAGGTGCTGATCGACCTGCTTGAGGTCGAAGAGGGGCAGGCCAAGCAGATGATCGGAAAATGGCTGGAAAGCGGGCTGCTCAAGGTCGCATCTTTTCGCGATCCCGAGACTCGGAAGCAGGTCGATGGGGTGACTGTGGATGACACCAAGAGGCCCTCACGCGATGCGATGTGATCTGGAATTGGCGCAGAATTGGCGCAATTTTGGCGCGGTTTGGACCGGCGGAGAGGCGGTTGCGGCCCTGGTGCGCCATTGCGCCAATTCCCGGTCCGGAGGACCGGGGAATTGGCGGCATAGAATTGGCGCAGCATTCCAGGGCACGCACCAATTCGCCCCTCGGAGCCGATTAATTGGCGCAGAATTGGCGCAAATTGGAGCGCACGGAAATAACGCTCTGGGGACGGCATGTGCTGCGGTGGCTAGAGGCAACGCAGGGCAACGCTGAGGATGAGGCATACAAGTGCCCCGCTCTGCCCCGCTCTGCCCCACACCACCCCGCCCCAACGTCGCGCGCGCGGCCTATCGAAACAGCCAAATTGATAGGTTTTGCCTATGAGCCTAATGCCCGGCTTCCGAGCCACATACAGAGGTGTGCCAGAGCGGACGGTAGGGTATATGCGGTCGAGCTACCAAAACGCCCTGAGCGGCCGGAAAACCGGCCTAGCGTGTGAATGAGGAGGGACTGACGTGGCGAACAGCGGATCGGATTGGGTGGGGATCGGCCTCGGCGCGGGACTGCTCGCCGGGCTCGGGGTGGCGCTCTGCGCAGTGGCGCCGGCAGCGCCGGCCCCCGGGCTCACGCCAGCAGCCTGCGTGGCCTATGGACTCCAGGTCGAGCGCACCGCACGGCCTGCTACGCCAGTGGAGCGGCTGTGCGTGGAGGAGGCGCCATGAGCGACCGTGAGACGATCACCGCCTGGATCACAAAATACGCCCTCACGTCGGGGGTCCAGAAAGTCGAAGCGAAGTTGTGCGCTCCCGATATGATTAGCGTGGTGCAGGAAAGCGGTTTTTCCAATGTCTTTTATGGCAAAGAGTGGCACACCACGCCCGCAGCCGCCGCAGCCCACGTCGAAATCATGCGAGCCCGCAAAATCGCGTCGCTGAAAAAGGATCTGGAAAAGTTGGAAAATATGAAAATTGAGGTGCAGGAATGAGCAATCGGGCGCATCTCCAGCGCGATTTGTGGAGCGTGCTCCAGGGCTGCCGCGAGGACCTCCGGCGTATGGCCGAGGCGCATCCCCCGGGCGACCGCAGCGGCTTCTATGGCCGAGCACTAGCGTTGCTGGAGATGCGCCTAGCCGACGCAATCGAGGCCGTCGAGATGGAGCTGAATGACCCAGCGGGGTCAGGCTAAGGAGATCGTCGGGCGCGCGTCATTCGTCATCATCGTCAACTGTCCAATGTTCTTCCTCGCTCTCATCATCGTCTTCTTCTTCTGCAGCGCGGGCGCGCTTCCACTTTTCAGCCAAAAGAACGCCCAAATTACTGTAAAGATTACCGAAACTCCAACCGCCATAATCCGGTTCCCGCGCAAGCCGCTCAGCTTCCCAAATATATTCCTGAATTATTTGGTCATGAAGCTCGGCTGCTTCAGCCCTTACTTCAATAACATGCTGTGAAGGCATTTTTTGTCCTTATAGTATTATGTTCAATTCCAGCCGATCCAGCGCCGTCGTCAGCCGCTTCAGCACCGGCATCAGAGTCGCGCCCGAGCGCCGGCCTGACTCAAGATCCTCCAGCGTCCTGGCATTGACGCCCAGGACGATTGCCGCCTCGGCGCGGGAAAGTCCCCGTGCATCACGCCACGCCCGGAGGTCGGCGGGGGTCATGTCAGGTAACACTCATGCGGTCGCATTGGCTTGTTCTCGGCGACCTTCCCAAAGTTCTCTTTGATTCCGAAGACCAAGCATATGGCAGATTTCCATCATGTCTTTGCGCTGCATCATGCCCATGACAGGCTGGTCAAGTTCGGAAACAAGAGCGGCGGAAAATCCGAAAGTTGTCTCTGAGACAAACATCACCTCTCCGCCCGTAGTTTTCCAGCCATTTACCTGCCAGCAATCCCAGTCATACAGTGCATCGGCATACCAATTTGGGCGCCCGCTTTTTTCAACTGCCAGCGTGACGCCGAAGTGTTTTGCGGCTTGGTTCTGGGGATGTGTGCGGCGATCAACCGCCATGTAGTCAATAAACTGAGCCATCGTCCGTCTCCTGTTTTTCGATCCGGGCCATCCCGTCTCGATAGCCAAGATATATACGGCCATGCCGTAGCCGTCAATGGGAATTACGGCCACGCCGTAAATTATTTGCCCGGTCCGACAGATCGACAATCTCATCCGCATCGTCGAGCAGCTCGCGTGCCGCCTGCGTGCCCGCATGTGCGACTGTGGTGCTGATCACCCAGCCGAGCGCCGCGGACACCACCTCCGGCGGCGTCCAGCCCGAGCCCTCGGCCGCCACTAGCAATGCGTCGAGGTGTGGCTCGATCGCCTGTGCGCAGGGCTCGTCGCGATCGTCCTCGGGACGCAGTGTCGCCGGCGGGGGCGTAACGGCGCGCGCGGCCAGCATGCCGAGGATCGCCTCGACAGTCCCGGGTATGTCTCGCTCACCGAGCGCCCACCGCTGCACCGTGCGGGGGGCGACGCGGCACGCGCGCCCGAATGCCTGCTGAGACAAGCCAAGGGCCGCAAGCGCGGCCCTGAACTCGGAGGAGGTCATGTCACAATCTCAAAAGGAGTGGCCGCGTTAAGAAGGGCGCCGCGGCTTGATGTCATCAGGCGCACCTCTGATTGCGAAGCATTTTTCTCCAGTGACGCCTGATCACAGTAGGTAGATCCTCAGCATCGCATTGCAGAGTTGGCCCACGAGTTGAAAGCCCTTCGCAAATCTGACTGAGGCGCCCATCTGAAGATTGCTCATGAACGTAGGAACCCAGCACCCGGAACTTTCTCGTCACCCGCTTTCCAGTTTGCTTGTCGTCGTAGCTGACCGACAAAACGCCGTTGCGCGTCATGAAAATTGTCTTTGCCATGGTCCGTATCCTCATTCCGCCCGGCGTGATTGCCGCTGCGGTGCATCCTATATACGGCCATTGGCCGCAAGTGTCAACGGGATTTTATGCGGCCCGACAATTTTTTCTAATCAATTGATCCCGCGAGTGTTTACGGCGCATACTTAACATATATAGACTTCTGCGATCTTATCCACGATCCAATATCAAACGATATCAAAGAGTTGTGTTTGCAAAGTCAACGGGTCTGACGGCCGACCACTACATCTTGTGTGTGATTGCGCAGATGCGAAACGATCGGCCCTTGACGGACATCCGTGTCGCAGGTTAGCGCGCTGTCAGGAGACATTTGCATGCCCGATCCGAGCGACCCGCTCGACGACGCCCAGCCCTGGGCCACGACAGCTTTGCCGATCCGCATGACCCCCGGGATGTGCGCCGCAGCCGTGGACGCTCTCGCGCCCCGCGACGCATCACCCTCTGAGATAGAGCGCCTGGCCGACGTGGCGCTCGACGTCTGGGATGCGGCCGTAGAGCAATGGCTGGGGCAGCGCCAGGCGGCTCCGTGACGCTTATACGCGCTTGGCTTTCCGATCGCCTCGACGCGCTCGCCTGTCGCCTCGGCGTGTGGGCTCTGACACGCATCTGGGGGCGGTGTAGGCCTCCCTATGCAGACGGGTGCGCTGGGTGCGCCGCAGCGCGAATGTGCGATGAGCTGGAGGGTATATCAAAAGAGATGCGAAAGTGACGCCATGACCTTCGGCCGCCGCCGCAAATCGACCTCAGATTTTGGTCCGGACATCCGGCGCCGGGACATAGCCATTGCAGCCCGCACGCGCATAATCAATGGCGAGACCCATGTCGTCGAGGCGGAGTATGCGCGCGAGGCCGATACGGTGACGACGCGCCGATCGCATGGTCAATGCCGCAATCACGCTCAAATCCGTGGATTTTGCAATGGGCGTCGAGCGCGTCGCGCTGATTCGTGCGGCGGTGACGGTGTCGACGAAATCGAAAATCGCTTTGGCGACCGGCATTGCGATTTCACGCGTGCCGGCGGCATGCGCGGCGGCGTTCGACCTGCTCGACGAATGGCGGATGCTCCGCGGCGGCCGGTAAAAATACCATTTACAATTTCTCTTTTTGGCGTATGGGTTTTGACATGCAGAACACCGAAACGGTCATGGCCAGCGCGCTCAAGGCGGCTGGATTTGTCGCTTCAAACGATCGCCTCCGCGACATCGCAATACAGGCCTGGGCGAAGTTTCCGAAGGCGGATCAATCGCCGGATCGCATTGCATATGTGCGAGAGAAACTGGCTGGCGAGATGACGTGGCACATGATGGAACAGTTTTCTCCGTTTGCGCTGCGGGATGCCATTAATGCGCTGATGCGGGATACGGCGGAACTCATCGCCGCGCAGCGCGACAGAAATCGGACCGGCCGCAAAGCTGATCCGACTGGCGGGGGCCAAGCAGCGGTCAATCCCCATTTGCGTGGCGCCCCCGCCACACCAATACCGCCAGCGCAAGCCGGCGGGAGGAGCGAGCCTGCCAGCAGCGTAGCGTCTTCCAAAGACCTCACGCCGGCCGCTCCAAACTCACCCGGCGACATCGTGCCGGTGCGTGCTCATGTGCGCGGCAAAGCCGGCGCGCCTTTGTCGCTCAAGGAGATGGCCGATCGCCAGCAGGCTGCTGTTGCGGCCAAAATTGCTACGGTCGCGCGGATGTCCGCGCTGGATTGGGTGGTCATCAACGGCCAAAAGGTCGGCGACCTCACGCCGGCCGAGGCTTCGATCTGGGCAGACAAGCACGCCGTTTTGACGCGTTTTGTGCGCGTGCTCATCAGCGGACTGCCGGCCGACCGGCCGATCAGGAATTTTGTCACGCCAGACGAGGCGGATGCGATGTATGCCAGCGCGGAACGGGCGGAGCAGGCGGCGTGAGCGCAGCATTGAGGATCGGGCGCGTCAAGCGTCCGGTGGCGGGGCCAGAGATGCGTCGGAACCCATCTGACCAACGCCCCGCCGCGAACATCAACGAGATAGGTGACGTCTCGGCGTCACCTGCGGCGGGGCCAGATAAGGAGCGGAAGCCAACCACCTTTCGCCCCGCTGCGAAATTGCCGGCCGAAAAGCCGGCACGACGGAAGGCCACTAGAGCGACGAAACCCAAGGACGAAGCGCCTTCCGTCGAAACCCTTCGTCAGGGGGCCAGCCATTTGTCGTCACCCAGGTGCGAATCGCCCTCTGACGAAACCCATGCGGCCGAAAAGCCGCAGCGAGACCGGGCCACTATCCGACCAGCTTTCAGCGTCTTTCCGCCCGGTCTCGCACTTACTTCCGCCTCCATTGTCACGCGCCTGGCGCAGCTTCAAAAATTCCGCAAGTTCTGCATCAAATCGCAATCCCGAAACGACCGTTCGATCGAAAGCCTGATTGCGGGCGCCCTTGGATACCGCATTGATCAGACGGACAAGGAGCGAAGGAAAGCATTTGCTCAGGCCAAAGATCATCGCCTGAGCATTGAGGGCAAAAAGACTGCGAAAAAAAGCGAAGGGCTGGAGGATCTGGAGATGTTCATTCTCCATTCCGCGTCCTGCCGAGTTGGTTGGGATGCGATGCGCGCCCGCTACGAAATTGAAATGCGAAAACTGGCAAAAATGCTGCCCGTGTGGCCGTTTGTGCAGGAAATCCGCGGACTGGACGCGCTCGGTCTCGCGGTCATTGCGGGCGAGGCGCGCATTCCGCTCGGGGATTACCGCTCAAAAGAGGGTCTTTGGAAGCGCATGGGCCTCGCCGTTATTGAGGGAGAGCGCCAGCGCCGGCACAAAAACCCGGAAAAGGCCGCTCTGCACGGCTACTGCCCCAGCCGGCGTGCCGAGATCTGGGCGTTTTGCTCGGACACGATGTTTCGAGCCCAATGGCGCGGCGACCGCGATGAGGACGGAAATCTGCCCAAAGAGTCGGGCAAGCCGGTTGCGGTGCCGGCCCATCCGCTCGGACGCTACGGCGAAATCTATGCCCGGCGGCGCGAGCATACAGCGCTGCGGGTGATCGCGACCAGCAATCTGCCGTTTGATGATCCCGGGAAATGGACGCCCGCCAGATGCAAAAACGACGCGCTGCGGATCATGACCAAGGCGCTGATGGAGGACCTGCGCCGCGAGTGGCGTCGCGCCGAAGGGGTGGCCGACTAGCTTGGCTGAGCGCTCGCACGCCAGTCTCAGACCCCAAGTGACCTACACGCGATAATCCCCCTTATCGCGCGTAGCGCACATATTCGACTTGCCTTTGGCGGCAGGGCAGGGGAGTCTGACCCTATGGACGATCATCGCTCGCTTCCGCGTGCTGCCCGCTCGCCGGCCGGTGAGGCGGTTTGGGGATCGACCCTTCGCCGAAAACTAAAGCGCGCCGCCGCTGATGCGCACAGAGCTGCCGAAACCGGCCCGGCGCTTTAGCAAAGCCTTAGTTGAAAACAGCACTCACACATGATCATTCGCGCCCCCGCCGACCTTACCACACCCCGCAGAATCAACCTGGAGCTGCCTCCGCGGGCGTTTCAGGCACTCAACCGCCTCAAGGCAGAAATGGAGGCTGGCAGCTACGCTGAGGTCATTCGCGCGCTGTTGCGGGAGCATGAGGAAAGGCGGCTCGGGATATCTTCATGAGGGTTATCGGCACAATGCGCATAAAGCCATGAGGCGCCCTCATTTCCAGAATCCAAAGTCGGCTGAATGTATCGAATCTGACTCTCTAAAGTATTCAGAAGTCTTATCGTCACAATATTGAGCATGCCTTGGTTCGGCCGATCGCCGGGCGATATGTCCGTCGTCAGATCGGCGCAATAATAGCCGCCAAGCTGCTGGGTGCTTGTGGGGTAGGCCATTGCCGCCCCAGGCGTCCCGATCATCAGCCCCGCAGCCAGCCAAAAAACCGCCTGTCGCATGCCCTTATCTCCCTGCCAATCTGGACCATGGCCGCCCTCGACCTGACGCGCAAGGGAAAGCCGATTTTGGCCAAAATGGCCATCTTATCCCACGCTCAAAAATAATTGCACGCCTCATAAACGTTCAACGTGCATATGGCGTTGAGTTATCTATTTTAACGTTGTTGTCGCGCAAGTTCTCGTGCAACGCGGAACCTAAAGTTCCTGCGACCGGAGATTCGCGCCTATATGCCCAAGGCCTCACTCAAGCGCCCCCCGACCTCCGGCACGCTCCATGGCAATGGCACGGGGTGGGGTTCTGACGGCACCGCCAAGGGTGCGGGAAAAGGGCCAAAGTGGCCGAAATTTGAGCTTGGCAATCAAGCGGCCGTCGGGCGAGCGCAACCTGACTGGGAAGCTCTGAAAACCAAAGAGGAAAAGGCCGTTGCTCTAAAGCAGAATTTGCTTCGGCTAGGTCTGACCGCAGAGCGAGAGGAGACGCAAATTTCGGCGGCTGTCGCTTGGCTCAATCGCGAAGAAGGCATGCCGGTTCAGAAAAACGTCAACATGAACTTCAAAAAGGACATCAAAGATTTCTCCGATGACGAACTCCTCGCCATTGCAGGCTCTGGCGAGGGCGAGAGCGCGGGAGGAACTCCAGATGAGGATGCAAGCGCGGAATGATCTCTTAGCTTTCACTGAATTTACCATGCCGGGCTTTCAACGCGCGCGGCATCATAGGCTGATCTGTGACAAGCTAAACGGCGTTCTGCGTGGCGAGATCACGAGGTTAATGATCATGACCCCGCCGCGGCACACAAAGTCGGAACTGGTGAGCACGCGCCTGCCTGCGCTTTATCTTGGTCAAAACCCTACCGATCAAATCATTGCCGCATCATATGGTGCTGATTTAGCGCATGGCTTTGGGCGCAAAGTGCGAAATTTGATCGGCGACCGGGAATTTCGTCTCCTATTTCCGCACGTCAAAATAGCCGCCGACAGTGCCGCAAAAGACAATTGGCACTTGGAAATGGGCGGCGCTTATGTGGCGGCAGGTGTCGGCGGTGGCATTACCGGCAAAGGCGCAAACCTGTGCGTCCGACACGGATCGGAGGTTATTACGCCTTCTGGTAGAAAGAAAATCGAAAATGTGACCATTGGCGAAGAAGTCCTATCGTATGATTTTAGCAGGGATTGCCCAAAATTTAGTCGAGTATCTTCTGTCTCTTGGCGCAATTCAGACGAGCGAAACAGAGTTTACACTCGATTCGGCCACTTGGTGGAAACAACACCAGAGCATCTATTCTATGCAAATGACTGTTGGCGCCCGGCGCAGACCCTCACTCAGGGTGATAAACTCGTGCGGTGTTTGCCAAACATTATTTCACCGTCCCCACGCGGAGATGTTGAAAGCGGCGCGAAGTGGCAGGACAACAGTGTTTTGCTCAACGCTTTGCATGGGACGGCACATGAATGCCGCCCAAGGCAATTCTCCTTACAAGACATGTCAAAATTGCGGGAAGTCTCTTCCTCCGAGAAAGGAGGGGGTATCGGTTCGATTTTGCAGCAAGGATTGCAAGAGAGAGCGTCGGAAGAAGACGAGGCCAAGCCTCATTCCCTTTCGCCCATGCGAGATATGCAATTCACTCTTCCAGCCGAAGAGCACAGCCCAACCTGGGAGGTTCTGCTCCAGGGAGTGCAAAGATTTGGGACACTCCCGCGATATTCTGAGGGAGAAGAACCCAGGATGGAGGCATGGGCGAAATCCAGCCCGATACACCGAACACTCATCGCGCGCCTTTCGGGATGCGAGACCGAAGATAATGAAGCGCGACAAGTATCGTTGTGTGGTGTGCTTTGTGAAGGAGAAACTGCAAGTTCATCACATCGACATGGACGCATCGAACAATCGTCATCAGAACCTTGTGACGATTTGCAAGGATTGTCATCAAGCATTTCATGCCGGGGAGCGTTCTATTCCAAAGAGGATTTTGTGGCCGTGGTTGAGCGCGTATGCGAGCCAGCCCCGGTCTATGATATCACCGTGGAAGGAACCCACTGCTTTTTCGCAAATGACATCCTTATCCACAACTGCATCATAGACGACCCGATCAAGGGCCGCGCGGATGCCGAAAGCGTTACGATCCGCGACAAAGTTTGGGATTGGTATCGAGGCGATCTGCGACCGCGCTTGATGCCAGATGCGGCCATCGTGCTGGTGCAAACCCGTTGGCATCCGGACGACCTCGCCGGCAGGATTATTGACGCTATGCATTCCGGGGGCGAACAATGGGAAATTGTCAATCTGCCTGCGCTTGCAACATCGCCGTTTGATCCACTCGGCCGCAAGCTGGGCGAAGCACTTTGGCCGGAATGGTATGACGAGGCCGCGCTTGAAGCGATTCATTCATCGCTGGGTGAGCGCGACTGGATGTCGCTTTATCAACAAGAGCCGAAATCCGGAACCGAGTTTTTTTCCGACTCTATGTTCTTGGTTGAAACGCCCGCTGGCCCAGCGCCGATCGCGTGGCCGCAGGCGGTCAAGTTTGTTTTTGCGACCGTGGACACAACGCAGAAAGGCGGCAAGGGGCGCGATGGAACGGCGGTCAGTTACTGGGCGCATCAGGAACTCAAGATCCCGGGCCAATACGAGTTGATGCTACTGGACTGGGATATCGTGGAGCACGAAGGCGGTCTGCTCGACATCTGGTTTCCCCAGGTCTTCGCGCGTTTGGAAGAGCTTGCACGGTCCACCAAGGCCCGCGTTGGCACGATCGGCGCTATGGTCGAGGACAAGGCGGCTGGCTCAATTCTGTTGCAGCAAGCCCCGCGGCACAAATGGCCCATGCATCCGATTGACTCAAAATTGACGAGCGTCGGCAAAGACGCCCGAGCAATCAACGCTAGTGGCTACATCAACGCAGGCCGCGTGAAGATCACAGAACCTGCTTATAGCAAGCGCATGCCTTTTCGCGGCGCGATACGCAATCACTGGCTTCATCAGATGTCGTCCTATCGTGTCGGAGATACCGAAGGCAAGGAAGACGATCTATTTGACACCGGAACGTATGGCATCGCCCTCGCCCTCGGCAATTCGGAGGGGTTCTGATGTCTGAACTCACCTTCGGCACGCCGGCTAGCGGCGAGTTAGGCAAGATGCTTATCGCCGATGATATCCAGCCAGGCGATGCGGCCGGATACGAAACATGCAAGCGAGTTTTCGAATATCATCCGCTTGGTGGTAAATTGGCAGAAAAGCCGATTGCTATGGCGATGTCGCAGGAGCGCAACATCACGATCGACGGCGCGCCTGGCGACGATGTGATTGAAGAGTTTAAGCGTGCTAGGGCAGAACTAAATCTTGATGAGCAGTCCTATCGGCTGGCAGTTATCGCCAAAATCTACGGCATTGGCGCCATGTTTATTGGCATCAAGGATGTCGATTCTGGAGAGCCGCTGACGCCCGATCAGTTGCGCAACCCGACGCTTTACGTAAACGCGGTAGATCCGCTCAATGCATCCGGATCTTTGGTGCTCAACCAGAATCCTCTTGATCCGGATTACCTTAAGCCGCGCGAACTAGCCGTCACGGGCGTGCGGTTTCATCGATCTCGGTCGGTCGTGCTGATGAACGAAATGCCGATCTACCTTGGTTGGACGGACTCGGCGTTTGGGTTCTCCGGCCGCTCCGTCTACCAACGTATTTTGTTTAGTCTCAAGAGCTACATCGAAACAATGCTTGCTTCCGACATGCTCGCTCGCAAAGTCGGCGTGATCGTCGCAAAAATGGAGCAACAATCATCCGGGGCCAACCAGATCGCGTCGTTCTTCATGGGCGAAAAGCGGCAGCAGGTGAAGCTCGCCCGCACCGGAAATGTGTTGTCCATCGGCGTCAAGGAAGACATCGTATCGCTCGACCTGACCAATCTCGGCCCGGGCCTCGACACGGCTTTGCAGCATATTCGAGAGGTCATTGCTGCCGGTTCTGGAACGCCCGCAATCCTCATCAATGAGGAGACGTTTGCATCGGGCCTATCGGAAGGGTCAGAGGATGCCAAATACGTCGCCGAGTTTGTGGACGGCGTGCGAAAATGGATGATGCCGGTAATGGCTTTTACCGACCGCATTGCCCAGGCGCGGGCTTGGACGGAAGAGTTTTTTGCGGTCATCCAGGAGCGATATCCTGAATATCGGGATCGCGATTACGCAACTACCGTATCCGGCTGGCGGGCGCAATTCAAAGCCGAATGGCCTCCCTACATCAAAGAATCCGAAACGGACAAACAGCGCCGCGTCAAAGAACAGCTTGACGCGCTTGTTTCCGTTTTTGCTGTCCTTTATCAGTGTTTGGACCCTAACAACAAAGTTGTTTTGGTCGAATGGCTAGCGGATTGCGTCAACAGCTTGCCGGATATGGTGCCGTCGCAACTCATGTTTGATGCTGGTGCTCTGCAAGAGTTTTTAGCTGAGCAGTTAGAACAGCAGAACGCGCTCCCTGAAGAGTCCAATGATGCAGCTTCCAAGTTCGGCGGGGGAGCCGCCCAAGCTGCTCAAGACGCCCTCAATCGCCTGCGGAGGATCAAATGAGTGGCACGCTGACACCTCCGTATCCCAATGACCAGCACAACAATGCTTCATCAATTCCGGTGAGAATTGTTGGAAACTCTGGGTCATCTTCTCCTTATACATACACACCGCTCGGTTATCAGCAACTTACTGTTACAGGGGTTGTAGGACTTACCGCGCCATCCGGCTCAACCATCGCGTTTATTTCCGTGGCAACTTCGGGCGTCAATTACCGTGACGACGGCACCAATCCCACATCGACGGTTGGTATGCCCGTAAGCGCAGGTCAGCAACTGCAATATTCTGGCGCCCTTTCTTCCATCAAGTTCATCGCGCAATCCGGCACGCCTGTGCTTAACATTTCGTATTATAAGTGATGGTCTCTATCATCGGCTTTCAAAACACATGCGCATCGCGGCTTCCGGTCCTTCCCGCAAAGGACCCAGCCGAGATCGTGTCGGTCATTCTCGACTGGCGGCGGCTGGCCGGTGACGCGACCATCACGCAAATCGAAGTGGATTTCGATCCGGTTGCTGCCCTCGGCTACCTCACGCCGAGCTTTGCCGGCAAAGCCGTTGCGTTCCGGCTCAGCCGCGGCACCGTGGATGTCAATGTGGTCGTCACCTGCACGGTCATCCTGTCCGATCAGACAATCCTCCGTCGCAGCGTCGTGCAGCCCGTCATTCAGCGCGGCGATGTCTACGTTCCGGACGTGGATGACGTGACGCTCAACACGCTGCTGCTGACCTATGCGGGCTACGTGCTGCCCCAGGGAGCGCCCGCATGACTGACGTTTCGGAACTGCCGGCCGTCACCAGCGGCCAAATCGCGACCGCTTTGGTGCCCGTGGTGGTGCCCGGCGGCGGCATCGCGGGCGAGGATGCTACCGCGTCAATCACTTTGCCCGGGCTGGCGGCCATCGTGCCGCCGCCCGTATTGGCCGAGCCCGTGGGGCTGCCTGCGGGCGCCAGTCCGACCGTCGTCAAAAACACCGATGGGTCATATACGTTCGGCATCCCGGCCGGCGCGATTCCAACCCTATCGGCTACAGCCTCGCAACTGCCCTCGACTTCCGCGCCGACCGTGACCGTAACGGGGCCGGTCGAGACGCCAAATTTTGAGTTTGGCATCCCCGTCGGCACGACCCCCGCGCTGTCCGCCACGGCATCCTCTGTCGCGCCAGGCGGCCAGCCGACTGTGACGGTCACCGGGACGATCACTGCCCCGGTATTCAACCTTGGGCTGCCGACAGGATCACCCGGAACCGTTCCGACGTTTACCGCTGCGGCCACGCCGCTTGCTGCTGGCGCAGCGCCCACGGCGACGGTCACCGGTAACAGCGCGACGCCGCTCCTGACAGTCGGCATTCCGGCTGGTCCGACGGGTCCGACAGGTCAAACCGGGCCGGCGATCGTCCAGAGCATCCTGACCATCCTCGGCGGATGGAACGCCAGCACAAATACGCCGACACTCGTCAGCAGCACGGGCACGGCCAATACCGCGTATTTCGTAACCACGGCGGGCACTACCACGCTTAACGGCAATTCGACATGGGCCGTCAATGATCTGGTGGCCTTTGTCAATGGTGCATGGACGCGGCTGCCGGGCTACGTCATGCCCTCGGCCGTCTCCAATTTGACGGTGAGCACGCAAGCCGCTCTGCCAAACAAGACGGTCCAAGCGTCCACCGTCACCACATATGCTGAGGTCACGTCCGATTCCAGTGGCCTGATCATGGGCTACAAGCTGCGTGATGGCAGCGCCTACTTCTTCGGCGCGTCCGGCGCAATGGGACCCGCTTCTTTTACGTCGACAAAATCTTCGGTCGGACCTGTCAGTTATAGTATCAGCGCCCTTTGGAATGGCAAAATCACGACCGACAATTCCGGGCTCGTCCTCGTAAACGCGAGCGACGCCTCGTTCCCGGCCAGCGGATATGTTTCACCACTCGGCAATGCGAGCGGCATCTCCGTTACAGGTCAAACTGTCACAGGGACCACTTCCGTGACGGCGCCCAACAAAACATTTGCCGCAGGAGTTAGCAATTACGCGGAAGTCACTACCGACAAAAGCGGCCTCATAGTCGGTTATCGGCTTTATGACGGCAGTCAGTATTCGTTCGGCGCTTCTGGCCAGATCGGATATTTTCAGTTTCTGACGACTTCTCTTTTTCAAGGAAAGATCGTATCGGACAGTTCCGGTCTCGTCATCGAGAACTATTCGAGCCTTTCTTTCCCCGGGCTGGCACAGAGTTCTTTCACGCAATCGGAAATTGATCGCCACAACGCGCTCAATCTTGCGCGTAGCCAGCAAATACGAGATCAGCCTAATATCGTCGTGCAATTGCCGGTCTGCAATTACAACGGAGTTCTCGGAACAGGGCAGTCCGAATACAAAGGATTTCAGTCACTTCCTGCGCTTTCCACGACGCAGCCGTTTGACAATCTCTCTGTCGGCACGACGCCGATGGGAAGCACGATTGACGCCAACGCCGTTTGGTCTCCAATTGGAAATGCGGGTTTCAATCCGTTTGTTGGCGTGGTCCAGCTTCAGGAAGGCGTCAACCCGGTCTCCAATCCTTCGACGATAGCAACTTTTCCAAACGTAACGTTCAATCTTGCCACGCTGACGATCGCGCTCAGCGGCAGCGTCGCGACATTTACAACGATGGACAGCGTCAATTTCGCGGCGCAATTTGCCGTCGGCAACTACTTTAACGTCGGAAATTTGACCGGCGCCGCTGCCGTCAATAATGGGCTAGCGTTCCAGATCACCGCGGTGACAGCAACCACGATCACTGCGACGGCCCCGACCGGCGCAGTTGCCATGGCTACGTCTCAAGCTGCGCAGATCATTATCGTCTGGATATACACCTCGTCCTACAACGGCGAGGGCCAAATCGTTCAAGCCAACAATTTCTGGCGGCGTCTGCAACTGCGCGGCCGGTGCCTTTCCGCAGATTCGACACGGTTGTTGGTGGTCAATGACGTATCCGTCAGCGGGCAAACGCTGGCAGCTCTCTCGCCTGGCGCCACTCCCAATATCTGGGCCAAGGTCGGTTTAGCCATCACCGCGCAGCAGGCCGCAGCGACAGCCCTCGGGAAGACCTATTGCCTGAGCGTGGTTGAGTTTGGTCAGGGCGGTTCCGACGCTCAGGCTGCCACGCCTACATCATATGCGACATACCAATCCGAACTTGCGGCATACAACACAGCCGTGATCGCAGAAGCGCAGAGCATCACCGGCCAGGCCGCGCCGCCTTTGTTTGAGATGTTCCAACTCAGCACGGACAATGCTCTGCAAACAAGCGCGCAGGGTATCCCGCAAGCGCAGCTTGATTATGCAACCGGCAACGCGCCGGGTCAGAACGGCGTGCCACCTTCCAACGTGGTGCTCGTGGGGCCGATGTATGGCGTCCCGGCGCCCAACTACGGAGAGCACAAAAGCATCAACGCCGAGCGCGCGTTTGGCTGCATACGCGGAAAAGTCCGACACAAAATCATGGACCTGGGCCAGGGCTGGATGCCGCTCATGCCCACGCTCATCACCGCGCGCGGCGACGTGATTCTCATCGATTTCCATGTTCCCGAGCCGCCGCTCCAGTGGAAGCCCATTTATCTTTTCAATGAACTAGTCTTGTTTGGGACGCAGAACGGGCAGACGCTGACGCCGCTGTCTTCTGCAATCACCTACAACGGAGGAAATGCCTATTACACGCTGCAGCCCGGCGGTGTTGGCGGATTTATTGTCAATGCAACGGATGGTGGCGTGGCGCCCGTTATCCAGTCCGCGACGATCATATCAGACACGTCCGTCCTGCTGCAGTTGAACAGATCCATGCCAGCCGGATACCCGCCGATCGTCGGCTACGGCGACAGAACCAACACTGGTCGCGGAAACCTGTTTGATTCCGATCCAATGATGAGTGACGTGACATACCAGTGGGTAGCCGGCAACGGCGCACCCAATCTCGACGATTATCCGTCTCTGATTGGAACTCAATTCTCACTCGCGAATGCGTGCGTTCTCTTTTTCAAACAAGCCGTAGCCGGTTGAGAGGCATATCAAATGACTGCTTATGGGTCCTGGGAGATTAACCTCAACGCTGATGGCGGCCCAAATCCAGGCGGCTACATTTCTGCGGCCAGCGTGCAACCGGCATTCTTCAACTTCTTTGATGGCACGCAAACAAAAACGGTCCGCAATCTGGCGCTCAATGGAGCAACGCCGACCCTGATCGGTTCGCCGACCTATACGCCAGGCGTTTCCGGAACATCCCCTGGCTATGCGAGTTTTACGAGCGGTTCCACGACTGGCACCACGAATACCGGCACCGGCATCAATACCAACGTCAACGATCCCCTCGCCACCCCGACAACCGGCGGCGCGATCACCGTGTTTGTTGTCGCGCGGTCCGAGGCTGCAATTCCGACCAGTGGATTTACCGGAGCGGTTTGCCTGTTCGGCGATAATGTCACCGTCGGAAATTATACGGCTTTCGCCATTATGGGCAACTCCGGCGGAAATGTCGGAATCCAATTTAATCCGAGTTTTCAAACCAGCGGAACAAAATTTCTGGTTTTGACACAGGCTCAGATGCAAGCGTGGGGGCTTTACGTTTTTCAGTATCAAGTCGGCGGCGGAACGTCCGCCGTCAATTTCGAGGCGCTTACTGTTGGCACATCGTCGACTTACTCGGGCACAGACGCCGTGCCATCAAAAACCGTCGGTCCGATTTCGTTCGGAACGTCTCTGCAGAGCCAATTTCAACAACTCTCGGGCATCGGCGACTTTTTCTGCGCCGGCGTCTGGCTGTCGTATCTGTCATCGACCGATATCGCTGCGGTGGCCGCACAGATCCGCAATCGGGCGACACAATACGAAATCACGGTGTAGATGATACCTCCCCGTCGCCCGCCCACATACTACGAAGTCGCGGAAGACGTCGTGCGCAATTTCGCGCGTTCGGATTCTGCTGACAGTGTGGCGACTGTGGTGGATCGGTTGCGTCGCGCGGCGGCTGGGTCGTTCAAATCCATGGATCGCGTGCGAGACGAAATTCGCAAGAAATACACGGACGCTTTTCGGCGCGTTACTCGTAAGCAACGCAAACACCGGGCCATTCCGCGCTTCACGCGCGCGAGCATGACGGCCGAAGCGCAAGCTGAATTGCAAAAAAAGATCATATCATCAATTGAACTGATCAAACTTAATCGTGAAGTTGCAGTTGCAAAAACAACGCAACGCATGGTCGGTTGGCTGTCTTCTGTGCCGCCGGAAGGCGCAAGCGACACGAAAGGTGTCGTCAAAGAAGTAACCAAGGCCCTGCGTCAACTGCCTTACGAAGAGCGCCGGGTCATTATTGATCAGGGTCACAAGTTGGTCGCGTCTCTGGAAGATGTGGTCAACCGCGGACAGGGCGCTATTGCCGCTATTTGGCATTCGCATGCGCATCAGGCCGGATACGACTTTCGCCCCGAACATGCGAAGCGCGATGGAAAAATCTATATCCTGCGCGGGTCTTGGGCGGACAAGGAAGGTCTCGTCGAGGCAACCCATGGCTACAGCGATGAACATGAGGCCCCCGCCGAAGCAATCAACTGCCGGTGTTATTTCCAATATCTTTACAATCTTCAAGATTTGCCAAAGGAGATGCTGACGCAGAAGGCAATTGATCTTCTGGCAAGCAAATCTTCCAGCACAAATGGTGCGTCTCGTGCCGCAGCTTAGAGGATACACCTATGCAGGTGTCAGCCTCCGCTTCGGCAAAAAAGTCTTGCTGTTGTGGAACGCTCAACGCGAATCGTGGGAACTGCCGGGCGGCACGGTCGAGGATACAGACCAGACCTATCTGGCAGCGGCACTGCGCGAACTCGCGGAAGAGGCTGGCATTCAGGTCGAGGGAGCGCCTGCCTGGGTCATGGGCACGGCCCCCATGCAAACGCCGGGTGCCGGCCTTGTGTTTGGCTACAACATCGACCGCGGAGAACTGCCGCCGAAGCCCGTGTTGTCCGATGAGCACACGGATTATGGCTGGTTCGAGATCGACGCGCTGCCCGACCAGATCCACGCGATCTGCATTCATCCGATTTTGAGATGGAAATATACTGAAATTGATCTTTACAAGATCATTCAACAGGGCGTAGTGATAGGACCCAATTCCTATTTTAACCAAGTTCTGTTTCCGGTGCGGGTGACCGGAACAGGCGTAGCCTTCCGCTTGGGCGATCTTCAATACACGTTTCGTGACCCAAAAGATTACCTGACTTCCGAGTTCGTGGAGCGGGTCAACGGCCTTCCGCTACTTTGGAAACACGCCGAGGCCGACCTGATCGACGGCAAGACCTTGGCGCAGCAGTCCATTGGCAATGTGGTGGCGCCATGGATCAAGGGTGATGAGGTTTGGGGTGTGGGCCGCGTCGTCAACTCTGACGCGGCGACAACGATGGCGACGGGAGCTTACAGCACGTCGCCGAGTTTTATTACCGCGATTAATTCGCGTTCGAATGAAGGTGGCATCAATCTGACGATCGAAGGTCAGACGATGCACCTGGACCATCTGGCGGTCGTGGATATGGGCGTCTGGGACAAGTTGGGCGAGCCGAGCGGGATTGATGCGCCCATCACACTAAGACCAATCCCGTTAACATTTGTAAAGGATTACACAATGGAAGACGTTGCTCCTGCCGCCGATGCAGTTATGAACCCGTCGACGGATTCCAGCGAAGACAGGTTCAAGAAGCTTGAAGACAGCATGGCACGCATGAGCGATGCGATGACCAAGCTCTGTGATGCAATGATGTCGAAGAAAGACGCGGCGACCGAGCCGGCCGCGCCCATGGCTGACAGCACGGGAAGCGAGCCGGCTCCGCTCATGGAGGGCGCGAGTTTCGGCGACGCGGCACCCCTCCCGGGAGACGGCGCAACGCAGGATGCGGTGACGACCGAAGCCTTCAAACACGCGATGTCTGCAAAGGACGCGGTGATTGCGGCGCAGCAGAAGCAGCTCGACGCGCTGGCGAGTTCGATGCCGAAAGATCTGTCCGACGACGATCGCAATGCCCTATCCGAAGCCGAGAGCAAAGCCGATGCTATCTTTCTGGCTTTCGGCAAATCCGCGCCGCGCCCGCTGATGAACGAAAACCACCTGCCCTACCGTCGGCGCATCGCCAAAACGCTTCAGCCGCACTCGAAGCGGTTCAAAAGCATCAACCTTGGCGTGCTGGACGCCACATCGTTTGGAGCCATTGAAGCAGAAATCTACAAGGATGCGCTTGACGCTGCACGTTCGCCGGAGGGCATGCCGCCAAATGGCTTGATGCCAGTCAAGCGCAGGTCCTTTGGTAATCGCGAGATCATTGAATGGCGCGGATCGCCGCGTGCATTTTTGGCTCCGTTTTCGGAGTCTCCCAAGCGCGCCAAGCTCACGCCGCAGCGCACCCACGCGTAACAACAACGCAAACGCAGGAAATGCATCATGGCGATTCTTCCGGGTAATCCTTATCAGACCTCGGCGAAGCTCGGGAGCTTTACCCGCTACACCGACGGTGTTTTTCAGGGCATGGCTGTCGCCGACCCGGCAGTTCAGAACGCACTCAACATGGGTCAGATCAATCCCACGGCGACGCTTCCGTTGTGGGGAGGTCTGCCGATCGCCGAGACGGTCTTTCAGGGCAATCTCGGGCCGAACAAATCCGTCCTGACGGCCGCAACATCGAATGCCGCCATAACCGGGTTCTCGGTTTTCGACCAAGGGCATCATGGTGTGATCACCCCGGGTCCGAACAATGTGCCGCTGTTTTATCCCGGCATGGACCTTCCGTTCTATCGTCTGGGCTCAGGCGCGCGCATTCCGGTCCAAGCAAGCTCCGCGCTGGTTTCGCTGGTCGGTGGAACCATCTTTCCAACTGTGACGTGGAATTTCACGACGGGCGAGCTTGTTTCCACTACGGGCGGGACGGCAGTCACCGTCAGCAGTATTGCCGTCACCGGCACGGCCAACCCCTATACTGGATTGGTCACGACATCAACCGCGCACAATTTCAACGTTGGAGACACCATCGCGCTCGCAGGTTTTACGCCATCCGGCTACAATGGAACTTACGAGGTTTTGTTGGCAAACTTTACAACAACGACGTTTACCATTCAGTTGGCAACCAATCCCGGCGCGGTCACTACCGCGGGCACCGCCGCTGTTTCTGCCGGATCTGGCACCCTGAGTGTCAAAGTGTTGAGTTATCATTCAAATGCGCGGGTTGTGTTTAACGATCCCGTATCCGGCAACATTTATTGGAACAATGGCACTTGCGCCATTATCCAACTGTAACCGAAAGGGAATACGGCAATGGGTCTCATCACTCCCACGGTGCAGTTGCTGCATCCGTCCTATGTCGAACCTGGCATTATCATCCAGCAAGCGCAAGCGTCCGGTGCGTTTGAATTGCTTGGCAGTGCCAGCCCGCTGGTTCGACTTTCGAACACCACGCGTCAGGTCTACGTCAAGCGCGCTGACATCCGCACCCGCATTCAGCAGGCGCAGTCTGCTGGCAACATGCTGCCGAGCGTGGATGTTGAATTTGATATGGACGGCACTGCGGCGTATCTTCAGCGCGTTCGTCAGGGCTTCGATCATCATGATGCCGATATGGCATCGGAATGGGGCGTTGGTATCGTCGAGGTCTTCCGGTTCGGCACGCGCCAAGCGCATTATCAGAGCCTCCGCAACGCGTTGCTTCATGGCGTCAGTCCGCAACTCGGCGAAGGCATTCTAAACAGCGTCGGCGCCACGCGCATCAATCTTCCAGCGGATTCGAACGGCAATACCACTGTTTCCACATACGATCCGAACGATTCGTTCAATTTTTGGCTTGGGACAACGGCAAACCTCAAGGCAAGCACCAATCAGGTGGGCGCAGGAACAAGAATTGTTATGATCGCGCCACAGCGCGTCGTTGCGCAATACACAATTCGACAGGTCGTGCAGGTCACGCAGTGGCAACGTCCCGGCGCCGGTTCGAACACAGCGTTTGGTTCCATCAAGGACGTTCTGTCCTTGAGTGGAGACGAATTTCAGATCCAATCCGACGATACGCTGATCGGAGCTGGAGTTAACGGGAATGATGCAATAATTCTCACGATTCCAGAAATTGAAGTTCCGGAAGGACGCATTTTCAACACCAATGATTTTGCACGCCTCGCTCCGAACCTTACGGCGACCAACTTGCAATTTATCAACACGCCTGCACCGGTTGAGATTCTCTCTCCAATCGAATCTGGGCGCACGGACTTCTTGGCCGAGATGCGCATCACTTCCGGATGGTCGGTTCGCCCCGAGGCGACCGTCATTGTGTCCGCGCAATATAGCTAAAAGGAACGCGAGATGAAGCTCTACGTTTTGAACCCTTCCGGGCAGAAACTAAGCTTTCAGTTTCGTGCTCCCGGAGAGCGTTTTGTCCGAACCATTGATATTGGTCCGGGCCAGCAGGAAGTCGTTTATGACGGCGTTCCAGATAACGTTTACCAAGTCATCCATCAGTACGAGCATTACGGTCTGATTGAAGACACCGACATCCGCGCAAAAAACCGAGGATATACCGGTTCCATTTTTGCCTTGGATCGCCCGGTTAACATTCAATCGGCAAAAATTGCTGAGCGCATGAATTATGATGCGCTAATTGAACGCGGTGAAGAAGTGCGCAAGATTTCCGCGATTGCAGCGTCTGAGACCGTGGCTTCCAGTATCCGAGGCGCAGGTTTCTCGGAGGGAAATCTTCAGGACACAATGCTGGGCCTCAAAGGCGAAGATGCTGAGGGGCAGCCCACTGTGATCAACGAAGAGAATGTTGTCCGCAAGGGCGGTTCTTCTCGAAGGGCCGCTTAATCATGTCCTGCACATTCGGATATCAGGCGTTTGGTTTTACAAGCCCGACCCCGAATGTGGCGGACTTTTCGATAGTCCTAAACACTGAGATCGGCATCCCTAACGCAATCCTTGCCACGATCGGAACGCAATTGACTGCGGCGCTCGCCTATGCAGTGCATTGGACCTATAAGTTATTGGCGTGCGTAGACAACGCAATTTACCTTCGTGCGGTTTATTGCCTTGCGGTGGACCGCTTGCTGCTCTTTGGCCTCGATCCGGCGAATAAAAGCTCCACTGTTTTTGCCGATCTGCGCAAGAGCATGTCGCTGGAGTCCTTTCAGCCCGGCGTAATCGCTTCATCGGGCGATGAGGGAACCAATCAATCGTTTGAAGTCGCGGAATCGCTCAAGTTGCTTACGCTGCCCGATTTGCAAAACATGAAAACTCCATGGGGTCGCGAATACCTTGGATATGCACAGCAGGGTGCGCCGATCTGGGGTGTATCGTGAAGATTGAACTGGGAGTCATTGAAAACCCATACGAATCGTCCAGAAAGACGACCGGCGATGTCGCGCAAATTCTTGAAGCAAAATACCACATTATTGCGACTTTTGTGGAAGTCCACAAAGAAGACATCCAACGCATTCTTGAACGGTCTTTTGTCAATGCGTTCGAGGAGATGGCGCTTGGTCTGCCGCCGCGCCCGTTACCGGGTTCCGCGCTCCAGGAAATCCAAACGCTCATGAAACGCTGGCTTTCGACGCAGGAAGTCGAGCAGCAAGGCATCAAAGGTGTGCCGACAAAAGCCGCTTTGGAGGGAATCAGTCACCGGTTCAAGTCTGGTCTCAACCGTGTGACCATGAAGCAATTCCGCGCGGGCGTCCGCCGTGGCGCTCGGCGCCCAAGCTTTATTGATACAGGTCTGTATCAAGCATCCCTCAAAGCGTGGGAGGAGCGCGGAAAATGAGCTTCCTAGAAGAATTAGAGCAGAAGACGCCTTTATCCGATGTGCTCGGAGCGGGCGTTGATAGTATTCGATACCAACAAGAAATTACGTTTACACCGTATGTGCGGCTGGTGCTTCCGCTGGACGGATTTGTTTTTTGGGTCCGCTACGATCAGGTGGGCACACTCATCCTGCGTGGCGTCGATTTGACCCCCGGAGAAGAGGCGTCCTTCACGGTCCCGTGCTCCCTGCATATGGCAACCGATACTGAGCAGTCGGAAGATGAAAACCTTGATGTGTCAAATGTAGTTGTCACCGTCAAGCAAGAGGTGCGCCCGTTCCATGACACGCTGGTGACCGTCATGTGGCTGGCGGAATTTCAGGGCGTGCGGTTTGCCATTAATTCGCGCAAGAGCTTCTATCGCCAGTCGAATGTCTATCACTACATCGGCAAGACAATCTATCCGGCGATGCTCACGCAGATTATTGATGATGCATCATTGTTTGATGCAACGGCTCTTATTTTGTCAAACAGCACGCCGCTGTGGCTGGCGCTAGCTTCCATCGTGCCCGATGCCGTTTGGCTGCCAGGTTATACCATTCCGCTGTTTCCGAAGTTCCTTTTGCCCGACAATCTGGAACCCGCATACGGCGTCATATTACCCGTCGAGGGCAGTCAGCGCGCCGTAAACCTTGCGCCGACCTATCAACCCAATTTCAGTCGCGATCAATATGTGACCGAGGATGTCGATATTATCCTTTACGGTTGCAACAACAAAGTCGCGTCAGATTTTCTGGACACCGTGCTAGGTCTTTGTGTCGGAGAAGTGTCTGGCTTTGGCATCAACAACAGCCCCGTTCTGCAAGACGAATCGCGGCAGCAATCTGAACTGTCCGTGCTGGCGCAAAAAAAGCGCATTCGATTTCGAATCAATTACCATCAGACGCAGCTTCGCGCTTTGGCAATTCGCTACATTCTCAAATGCGTGCCGACGATCACAGTGGAGATCTGACCCGTGGCAATTCAATATCCTCCCGTTACCCTTACCGAGACCGTCATCTCGGCTGGCGCGCCGAACACGTTACAGAAGACCGTCGCCTATGTGTCGTTCGGCGCAACCACGCTCACGACCGGCACGCGAAAACTGGTGACGCAACTTACGGATATTTCCGGATCGTTGACGAGCGGCTCGTGGCTACTGGCGGCGTTCACGACCTTCTTCGCGCAGGGCACAGCATCGGCTTATGTGATTGAGCTTGGCAACGCCAGTTCAGGCGCGCAGGCATCGGGCACTGCGGTGCTTGGCACTCAGCCGCAATATACCGTCTCGGCGATCGCCGTAAATGCCGGCGGCACGGGATGGACGGTCGGCGAGACATTCAGTTTTTTCGGCGGCACAGGCACGGTCGCGACCGTAACCGGCGGCGTAGTGGCCACCGTAACGCTCTCCAGTTCTACCCCGGAACTGACAAACCCCGCCGGAACCGGCGTCGCGGCCACGGCCACCAGTGGCAGCGGCACGGGCCTCACGCTCAACGTGACCGCTACCACGGGCTCGACCAGCAACGGCGAGGTTGCTTCCGTCACTGTGACCTCGGGCGGCTCGGGGTATTCGAGCGCCCCCTCTGTGACGTTCAGCGGCGGAGGCGGCACGGGCGCCGCAGCCGTGGCCATCATCAGCGGTGGCGCGGTCACGGCGGTCACGGTGACGGAGTTCGGCAGCGGCTACACGTCAGTGCCGACGGTCACGATTGCCGCTCCGCCCGCGAGCCCGATCACGCAGATCACCGATTATCTGCAGAGCTACCCGCTTCAGAACTACCTTTATGTCATTGACCCTAGCAACAGCCAGAACCCAGCATTCTGGACGCTGGCAGCGCAATACGACAATTACACGAGCTACACATACTTTCTTTTCACGGTGAGTGTATCTCAAGCGGCGACTTACGGCAGCCACAAAGGATCAATCCTTTTTACCCCGGCCATCACGCTGCCCTCAACCGAGTTTACCGCTTCCGTCATCGCTTTTGCTTTCGCGTCCATCACGTTTTCTGCAGTCGCAAAAATTCGGCCATTCAATTATCGGTTTGTGACAGGCGTCACGGTTTACGCTCAGCCAGGGACGGCGGCCCTGGGCTTGGCGCTCGCCACCAATACCAATCTGGTCATCCCGGCAACGGCCGGCGGCCTCACGCAGTTGATGTTGCTCGGCGGACAAACTTCGGACGGCAATGCGATCAACCTTTGGTATGGTCCGGATTACGCATCATTGACGGTGACACAGACTCTCGCCAACGCCATCATTGAAGGCAGCAATGACAGCACCAATCCACTGGCTTACAGCCAAGCAGGCATCAACACATTGGTCGCGCGCACAATCCAGACGCTCAACGCGGCGGTCATTGTCGACGCGATCCTGGGGCCGGTCACGGTCAGCGCCATTGATTTCGCGGATTACGTGTTGGCCAATCCAAGCGACTATCAAAACGGCGTCTACAACGGAATTACGTTCACCATTGTTCCGGCGCGCGGCTTCAACGCCATCACATATGGCATGACCGTGGACTTTACCGCGGCGTCCGTCACCGCGACCGCGCAGTAAGGAGCGACGTAGATGGCCATTTCCCAAAACACCAATCTCGGCACAATCAACAGACTCCGCGGGTCAATCACACTGCCAAGCTTCAATGCGCTTGCAATCACAGCTAACTGCCTGACCGAGGAAGGAATCATGATCGAGCCGCAGGACGGAGGCGGCGATCTCCTTCGGCAGATGACAGGCGCTGTAGTCAGCTTGCGTCCCTACGCGCTTGTCCGCGTGAGTTTTGGTGTGTTGCGCACACTTTCTATCGGTGCCGCGTGGTATAACCAGTGGCTGGCCAATTCGGCGGTCGGCGATCTCCACATCACGCCTGTCACCTCTGTCTTTCCAACGATCTATATTTCCAATTCGATCATCAGCAGCGTGGGACGCATCGCCGAAAACGGGCAAACCGCTGATATTCCGATGGTCCTGACCGGCACGCTCATCGTCAACAGCGATTTGTGGTCTGCCACCTGATGCAAATTTCTCGCAACCTCAAGCTGGTCCTTCCCGTCTACGAGGGCGATGACCTTCGGCTGTCAATTTATGCCGAGCCATTGTCGCGGTTCGCTTTTGAAAGCAGCTACAAGATTCTGGCGCGGGCGTGGTCGGATCTCAACGCGTCTGGAATCGGCAGCATCGGTCTGATGACAACCGCCTCGTATGCGCTCAAGGAATCGGCTGTGGCGCTTTACGGCGACGTGGATGGAGCCACGCGCTACAACGCGCTTTCTGCCGAAATGCTGCGCACGGCTACCGCAATCGTTCCTCATTCAGGATCGTGGCAACCCGCGCCTTATGAGAACGCCAAAAGCGCCGGGCTTATCACCGAAGATGACTCTGCAATTGTGGAGTCGCTTATTGCTTTTTTTCCCTTGGTGTCCCGCATGGTCGATCCTCATTGGGGCCTCGTTCTGCGGACAGCGGTGCAATTGAATTACGGCGCGCAATTCATTTCCTTGAGCTGTATGGAACACATTGCTTCTTTGAAGACATCGACCAAAGTCGCTGCTTCTGGAAAGCTGACAACATAGTGGGAGATTCTTTTCAATGGCTGGCAACGGAGGGGTGGCAAAAGGCATTCAAGCCGCCTGAATTTAAGTTTGTGTCGGCGCAGCATTACAGAGATCGTTTCCGGACTTTGCTGACGAGGAAACCGGGTCGATGACCCTCAAGAGCCTCATTACTATTGATGTTGACGATTCCGCGTTCCTCGCCTTTCAGGCGAAGTTCGAGGCGTTTCAGAATGCCGCCCGCGTGTCCATGGGCTTGGCGCCGATCACCAGTGTGCCCGAGTCCGGCGGTAGCGGCGGCGTCCTGCCGTCCGGCGGTGGCATAACGGGCGTCCCCAACGATGCGGCGATCGCAGATGTAGTGATCATCCTCGGTGAAATCCGCTCTCTCGTCGCGCGCATAACCAAAGAAATCACAAAACATGGGGACGAAGGCGACGACAAGGGTTCCGGCGTTGCTGGAGATGTGACCAGCTTCCTTCCTTTTCTCAAGGGCGGCCTTGGTAAAATTGCGCTCACCGGTCTTGTGGGCGCCCTCGCAAGTGTTCTGGGTATTGAGGCGATTGACAAAGTCGGCAGTTTTGTCCTCCACGGCGCGGGTCTCGGCGATCGCGCTAATGACGTGACGGCCCTTCGCACGGCAGCCCGCGAAGCCAATGTATCCATGGGCACCTATCGCGCGTTCCAGGTGGACCTCGCCCCCTACGGCGATGGAGAGCAACTCCTTCAGAGCGTGGCAGCCGTCCAGAGCAATATTCAGTCTCCAGGTCTTCAGGCCCTTCAGCGTGCGGGAGTGGCGCCCGACGCCCCTTCCGATGTCGGCGCGGTGGCTATTCTGGAGCAGGCCCGCCAGGCTTATCAGGACACGCGCAGCGATCCGCGCATGCTCGATACGGTGCTTCAGCAGCGCCAGTTGACCGAATTTGGGGTAGATTCGTCATTTGCCCGTTCAGTCGGTGCGATCAGCGACAAAGAGTTCTCGAAACTCCTTCAAAGCTTGCGGTCTGACGCTAAGAAATTTCAGGTTCCGGACAACACCGCTCAGGTCTGGCAAAACCTCAATCAGACGATCGCGCGCTCAACGGCATCAATCGACACGGTGTTCACAAAAACACTGCCCGGCGCAGCACAGACCGAGACCATCGCCCTTGGATATCTCACGACCAAAATCACTCAGGCGGGCGATGCGCTCGACCATTTCTTTCCGGCCCTGACCCTGGGTGTGACGCCCGACACGACACTGCAGCAGATGGGCGCGGGCGCGGCGCAGGAGCTTCCGGCGGCCGGCCAAGCGATCACGGGTGGGGCGTTTGATCCTAGTGTGGGCAGCACGCCTGGAAGCTACAACGCGGTCGAATACCTCGCGGCCGAGAGCTTTGGTGCAACCGGTGTGCCGCAGTTGCCGCCAAAGGGCTACCAGTGGAAAGACATCACCCAGGCGCCTGCCACACCTTTGGCTCCCGCGCTGGTGCCATTTGCCTGGAAGGACATCGCGACCGCTCTGGGACAGCAGGAATCCGGCGGCAATCCGAATCTGGTGAGTCCGGCCGGTGCCGAGGGGCTTTGGCAGATCATGCCGGCGACCGGGCAGCAATATGGCTACACGCCCAAGCAATTGATGGACCCGGATATCAACGCTCAGGTTTCCAGCGCCGAGTGGAATCGCGATCTCGCCGAGTTCGGCAATCCGTATGAGGCGGCGGCGGCTTACAACTGGGGGCCCGAAAACCTGCGAAAGGACATCGCCGCGCACGGCAGTGATTGGGACCTCTATCTGTGGCCGGAGACCAGCAATTACATTCGCACCGGCCCGCTTTCTGACCGCCTGAATGCGATCAACACGGGAGGATTGCCACTCCCTCGTGCCACCACGATCACCGTCAGCAATCGGACCGGAAATGACGTTTACGTGCAGGGCAGGCTGGCGAACCGATGAGTGGGAACCTTCAGGCCATCGTCGCGAAAAATGCGTGGGACCTCGTTTATCGCGTCAGCCCGATCATTCTGACGGGCGGTTTGGCGTCAAGCCTCACTTCATCGTTTTCATCCACAGGTCTTTTCGGCGCGGTTCTAAGTTCGATTTCGGATGTCGGCATTCCGATTGCGGCTCTGTTGGACCCTCTGGGGCTGCTGAGTTCAGGCACGCTGGATATTGACGGGTTGTTCGCCCATTTCTCGCCGTTGCCGGGCGGCACGCTTTTGGATTTCGAGAGTGGCGATTATCCATTCGCGAATCAGACCGTTGCATCTAACAACATGATTCAACGCGAGCTAATCATCTCCATGCAGATGGAGTGCGCATACCGCGGCTCAAATTCCATTTTGTCGCGCATTGCGGCGCTAGCAGCGTTTCAGGCCACCATTTCCGAGCATGTGGCGCAGGGAGGCAGATTTACAGTTTTGACGCCCGCCATGATATACACCAATGCTCTCTTGCTTCAAATTGTTGATATTTCAAATGATCCCGTCATGCCGCAAACCAATTTTCAGCTTAACTTTAAGCGCCCCTTGATTACAACAGAGGATGCAACGGCGGCGCAATCAACGCTCATGTCTAAACTAACTGGCGGCCAGCCGACTGACGGCAGTTGGGTGCAGGCAGCCAGCGGCAACCCGGCTGCGTCATTGCTCGGGAATTTGTTCTGATGCGGCGCTACAAGATTGTCCTCACGGCTCCGAATACAAGCAATTCCGGAGGAACAACCACGCAAGGAGCAATCACCGGCACTTCTTCCGCGGCGCTATCGTCCACAATGACATTTCGCCGCCCTGCGACCGTCACCTATGACTCGCAAATCAATGGCCAAGATAATCCGTCTGCACTTGATATTGCATTTGACATTAGCAACGGCGCTTTGAGCACGTCATTTCAAGGCAGCTATGTCGAGATATTTGGTCTATCTCTGCAGGATGTCACCAAAGTCCGTCAGTGGCAGGGCGGTAAACTTCAGATCTACGGTGGTTTTTCGCCAGGCTTTCCGCTCGCGAATCCCAAGCAATACGGCTTGCTCAGCACCGCGACCATTCAACAAGCCTACGGGAACTGGACGGGAACGCAGCAGAGCGTCGTCTTCATCCTGTTTCCTGAGCAAGATAGCACCGTCATTTTCCAATGGAAAACAGGGCAGACATTGAGTTCTGCCATCAGAAGCGCGATTACAGCCGCCTATCCCGGTTACACGGTCAAATCGTATCTTGCTTATGATCCCGTCGCTGTTGCAGACGATATTCACTGTTCCCCGAGCATCTTCACGTTCCGAGATTACATTGCCAGGATGACATCGCGCGTCGCGGGATATTCGCTCGAATTAAACGGCGTCGATATATGTTTGGACAATACAGGATCAATCATTAATCTTTACAACATCTTTAATGCTCCCGTGTCTGCAACCCCGGTGCAACTCGCGTTCAATGACCTTCAGGGGCAGCCCGTCTATTTCGGGCCGAGCGACAACACGGCCGCTGTGCAAACGGCGCTCAATCTGCGGTATGATTTGGCGCTTGCGGGCCGTTTTACCTTCCCGACGCAAGTCGCCACGGGCTACCTATTGAACCAGCCCGCCTCCGGCACCGTGCCCCTGGCAAAGAACAACTCAGCCCTGACCGGGACATTCACGATTACGACGCTGCGGCACGTTGGTCGGTTCCGCGATCCGCATGGGGAAAGCTGGGTAACGGTGGTAGAGGGCAATCCCCTTGGCTGATCAATCCAAACGACTGCCCCTTCAGCGACAAATCAGCGAGACCGCGGTTGCGCGCGGAATTGACGTTCTTTCAGCAAAAGGGCTTGGTCTTCCTTGCACGATTAGCACCGTTAATGATCAGACTGTAACCGTAGACATTCAGGTTGCCGGTTTGGTATTTCAACCGCTTACGGTGCCGATTGCGGAACCATTGTATAGCCGCGCGCCCTTTCAGGTCGGAGATGCGGGCGTAATCCTGTCTGTGGATGCGGCTTTGGGCGCGGTTTCGGGTTTGACGAGTGCAATGCCTCCTTTGCAAGCCACCGGCAATCTGGGGGCGGCTTTCTTTTTTCCGATCTCAAGCCGCAAGTGGGCCGCCAATCCAGATGGCTCTATGTATCTGCTCCAAGGTCCGAACGGCTTTTTGATCCGCAGCCTTGATGGCACGGTATCCATATCGGGTGACAAGCGCAGCGCTCTCGTAATGGCCTATGGCGGAAACGCAATCACCATCAATTCGTCAGGAATCAACATGACTGGAGCGGGAACTGATGCCGCCAGCATCAACATCACCAGCACGGGTGTGAACGTCATCGGGACGTTCTTTGTCAACAGTCATCCCTACCTTGCGCATGAGCATAGCGGCGTGCAGACCGGCGCCGGCAACACCTCGGGTGTGGTGGCCGGAACATGAGAATCCACGGTCGTCAAATGAACGTCGACGGCACCAAGACTTGGGTCACGCTCGACACCGCGAACGGCGACAGCCTAGACGCGATCTATGTTCTTTGGCTGATCCAGACGCTTAAACTCAATACGCTAGAATCGCCCTACTTTCCTGGATCTGGCGTGCCGATCTATCAGGCGATGCAGAACACATTTTACCCCGATTCCAGCATCGCCAAAATCCAGGCAAGTTTTTCGCAATATTTTGCGTATCTGTCAATTACGCGACTGACAAACCCTGACCCATATTATCAGATCATTGTTATCACCAAAAATGGCGTGACCGGAACAATCAAGGTGCTTCAGTGAGTGGGACCGTGACTACCACCACTACGGCTACGGCGACAATCACGACCACCACGACGGTCATCGCTTTTGCGCCATCCGCGACCTCAAGCCCACCCTTTTCGTTTCAGTTTTCGGCCGAAGGGTCATCCTATACAGGCGAATGCGTTTTTAACCTGGCGCGTCAGGACTGGTATCTGCAAATCTACGATTCCGCGCAAAACCTGCTGATCAACCATCCGCTTGTCAGCAGTCTTGTAACTGCACCGCAAAACCTTGCACCAGGCATATTTGAACACACTATCATTTCCTACAACGCGGCAAACGCCACAATTACTGTCACGGAAATAGAAAGCGTGGCGACGTTTCCGGCTAACCCAATTCCATTTTTAGATTTGTCAACGTAATTTGAGGAAGATATGGCATTCCCCAGCAACACGACTCCGCCATGGGTGTCCTATGTCGCCACAGGCAACCCCGCCGATATCGTGACTTCGCCAGAGGTCGCGGGCGCAATCGGCGGAAAAGTGGATGCGACCTCGGGGCAAATGCTGAGCCCCACCATCAGCGGCGCGACAATTCACGGCGGAACGATCAGCGGGACAGTGCTGCCTGTAGCCACGCTCTCGGGCTCAGGCGCGGTCATTGTTGGTGGCGGTTTGACCGTCACGTCTGGCGGCACGGTATCGGTCGTGCCTTCGACGACAAGTGGCTTGGGCGGCGTCATCGTCGGCAGCGGGCTTGCGGTCAATGCCTCGGGCACCGTCAATGTGGCGCCAGCGACCTCATCGGCGATCGGGGGTGTCAAACCTGGCGCGGGGCTGGCCGTGGCAGGGGACGGCACCCTGACTGCAGCGGTGACCTCGGGCTACACCCTGCCGGCCGCCACGGGCTCTTCCTTGGGCGGGGTGATCGTCGGAGGCGGCCTGCAAGTCACATCCGGGGGCACGCTCACCCCAAGCCCGGCCACCAGCTCCTCCCTAGGCGCGGTGGCAATTGGCTCGGGCCTTAGTGTCACGTCTGGCGGCACAATCGCGGCAGTCGGTTACACGCTACCGCCAGCAGGCGCATCGTCGCTCGGCGGCGTCATCGTCGGCGGGGGCCTTTCCGTGACCTCGGGCGGCACCTTATCGGTCGCCGCAGCGACCTCATCAGCGGTCGGAGGCGTTCTTCAGCAGGCCGCCGTGACAAGCTTGACTGATTCCTCTGGCGGTTCCAGCGGCGGCAATACGATCGCCTCCGTGGGCTCGGCCACTTCGGCGACGACCGATACGACAGCGGCATCGCTCCTCAGCACCAATGCCGCGCTCGGCCACCTCACCAATGCCGTCGCTACGCTGGCCGCCAAAGTCAACGCCCTCAACGCGGCGCTCACTAGCGCCGGGTTGCTGGTCTAAGAGGCGCGCGCCATGACGCTTCCCGTGGTGATGACCTCAACCGGCCCCGTGGTCACGGATGTCACCGTCATCCGCAACCAGCTTGACGCGGACATCACGGCAATTGCGCCCGGCTACACGTCGCAATTGCCGGGCACGCTGATTGAAGATGTTTTATCAACTGATTGCGGTGCGGTTGCTGCTTGCGATCAATCACGGGTGGATGCGATCAATTCGTTGACGCCCTACGGGGTCAACGTCTACCTGCTTGATATCCTTGCAGCCGTTCGAGGCCTCACGCGGATTACCGCCGGCACGATGCAGGTCTACATTCAGTTTAGCGGCACGGCGGGATGGGTCATTCCGCGCGGATTTCAAGTGACGGACGCCGCCGAAACTTATACTTACACGACTCAAAACACTGTCATTATCGGGTCCAGCGGCCAAGCCAATTCATTGGCGCTTGCAGTCGCAACCGTCTCTGGCACATGGTCGATCCCAGCCGGAACGGTTATCTCGGCGGTGACAACGTTGCCGTCTGGCGCGGCACTGATTGTCAACAACCCGGCTGCAGGCATCTCGGCCGCCGCTGAGGACAATGACACCTTCCGCGCGCGGGTGCTGGCTGCACAAAACATCGGCGTCCAAGGTGCGCCCGGATTCATTCAAAGCGCGGTCTCGAACGTCAACGCAGTTCTCGCTCGCACGGTCAAAACAGTCGCTTATGGCACTGGGTATCTGGTTTCTGCATCAGGCGGCGACCCTTACGATGTGGCGCTTGCGATCTATCAAAGCATCGGCGACACGACGCTTTTGCGGGGTTCACAGGTCCTTATCAGCGGTGCCACGGAGGCTAATCCGTGCGTCATCACCACATCTACATCACATGGGCTCGCCAACGGCAGCACCGCCACAATTGCGGGCGCTTTGGGCGATACGGCGATTAACGGCACATGGCCCGTCACCGTCATCAGCGACACTCAATTTAGCATCCCGGTAAACACGACCAGCAGCGGAACTTATGAAGGCGGCGGATATCTTTCGTCCGATCCGCGCTTGCAGACGATCACTATCTATGATGCTCCAAACACCTATACGATCGTGTTTTGCATCCCGCTCACGCAGCTTATCGGCGTCGCTATTGTATGGAACACGCCGGATACGGCCATTGCTTCCCAGGAAACTTTCTCTGCGTTGGCGATCCCGGCTGTCATTTCCTACATCAATACCCTGACGACCGGGCAGCCTATTAACCTGCTGGCGATGCAATATGCTGTTCTGGTTGCGATTTACGGCACAATCCCGCCTGATGATGTAAGCCGGTTCGACATCACGATTACTATAGACGGAACCATCGTGGCACCTCCGACAGGATCGTTCCTGATTGCGACTGACGCGCTGTCTTATCCCTACACGGCGGCAGCCAATGTCACGGCGACTTTGGGGTAATGGGCATGAGTCAAACCACGCTTCAGAATGCTCCGCCCAGCTATCTCTATGGAGAGTATGCGGACGACACCAACCTGCAAGCGACTCGACAGGCATATAATCAAGAGGCGAATGGGTTGTTTCAATGGCTGCAAACGGTGCCGATCGCAGACTATCGAAACAACCCGATCTCGTCCACGCTTTTGGATTTTGTTGCCGAAGGCCTCTACAACATGCAGAGAAAGGTTCTGGTTGCAGCCACGCGGAGCAACATTAAGGGCGCATTCGCGGACGTGGCTATGGGTGATGCGGCGTTTGCTGACGGAGAATATTCTGAAGCAACGGCGACCGTCATTACGCTCAATGACGACCAGTTTCGGAGGGCCATCACCTGGAATATCTACAGTGGTGATGGATGGATATTCTCAACGCCGTGGCTGCGGAGGCGCATTGCCCGGTTCATGTTCGGCACGAACGGAAATGACGTTTCCCAGGTCGGAGACCAGCAATATATCAGCATCCAGTGGACCGCGCTGCGGACGGCCACGATCTACATTACGGCACCATCGGCTGATACAGTCATCGCCGGCGTGTTGCAAACCGGGCTGACCAGTGGATATCTTCAGTCGCCGATTGGATATTTGTTCAACATTATATTGCTCAATTTTCAAACGAGCGACACTGATTTCGGCGGGGATATTCTCTGATGGGCTTGTTATATTTCATTAACCATTTCAATGCCACTCTCGCCGCAGCAATCGGCACGACCGACACGGTATTGACGCTGGAACTAACTGATGCCACCACGCCAACGATTCCATCCGGCGGCCTCATTCCCTTGTCCCTTTTGGACACGACTAATCCCGCCGCAGTCGAGGTTGTTTATTGCACAGCAGCGTCTAGCACGCAGTTCACCGTCATTCGCGGCATGGAGGGCACCACGGCGCAATCGTGGAGCGCGGGCGTATCCGTCATCGCGCCCCCGAGTGCCGGCGCGCAGCAGCTTTTTACCCAAGCGGGCTATTCCCCGCCGTGGTCGTCTGGGATAGCCGCGCAAATCGGCGGCTATCAGCAGGGGGCTATTGTGCAAGATAGTTCCGGAACGCAATGGCGTTCTCTTGTCAACAACAATTTCACGCAGCCAGGAACAACAGGCGCGTCATGGGTCAATATTAACCTTGCTTCGGTCCCGATTGGCGCAATGATGGATTATCTCGGCAGCACAGTTCCGCCCGGCTGGTTGCTCTGCGCCGGGCAGTTATTGAGCCGGACGACATATGCCGCTTTGTTTGCGGTGATTGGGCCATATGTCGGTGCCGGGGACGGCAGCACGACATTCAATGCCCCCGATGCGCGCGGGCGCGTCATGGCCGGTCAGGACAATATGGGCGGCTCGGCGGCCGGGCGGCTGACATCCGCGTCCGGAACGCCGGGCACTACGCTCGGCGGCACGGGCGGCAACGAACTGCTTCAATCGCATAACCACACCATCAGCGATCCCGGGCACGACCATTCTATTAATGACCCCGGCCACAACCACAGTTTTAACGATCCGGGTCACAATCACTATGTTAACGATCCGGGTCACAACCACACGATTAGTGATCCGGGCCACAATCATGCTGTTTCTGACCCCGGTCATTTCCACGGCATCAGTTGGTCGGAGGCATTTGTGACGGCGGGCGGGAACGGAATCGGCGTGTCTGGATCAAGCACCACAATCAATACCAATTCAGCAGGAACCGGAATTTCCATCAACTTGCACGGAACCGGCGTTTACAACAACGCTAGCGGAACGGGAATCTATTTGAACGGGTCTTTTACAGGTGGCTATAATAGCGCGGCATTGACTGGAATATACAACAGTTCCAGCGGGACCGGCATCAGTCTCAGCGCAAGTGGAAATGGCAGCACACAAAATGTTCAGCCTACGCTCATTGTCAACAAGATAATTTACGCAGGAGCGTAGAAGGGCCGATGATGACAACACGTTACGCACAGATGCTTTTGTGGGCAAAAGTGTCTGTTCAATGCTCAATCTCTATCGCCGGCATCGCGTTTCTTTTCGGCAATGGGGCGAACGCTCAAAGTTTATCTGGTGGCCTTCAATCAGGATCTTCGGGCGACGTATCGAATATGTCGATTCTCGCCGCAGGAAGCACATCGCCGCGTGTCAATGGAGCGATCGCCGCTGACACCGTAAACGTCAAAAATTTTGGTGCTAAGGGCGATTGTTCGACTGATGATTCTGCTGCGTTTAACGCAGCGTTCAACTATATCCGAACGCACTATGTATCTGTAGGCGGAAACACTCAGTTTATCGAGTTTGATGCTCCGACTGCATGTTATGTTATTCAATCCAGCAGCATTAATGCCACGGGCCTACGCAACGTCAATACGATTTTGAATTTCCATGGTTCCACA